CAGTTCAACAAGGTGCTTTCAACGCTGAGTTCAACCTTAAGCTCATGATTGCTCCAGTTCCGTTCCTCGGAATGGAAGGTGCAGTACAGCAAGACTATGCCATTATTCCATTGATCGAAGCTCGGATGAACGATGCGACCAACGTAATGATGGATGCAATGGCAACTGCTTTGTATACCAACTATACCAACACACAACAATTCATCGGTTTACCTGGTGCAATTGATGATGGTACTAACATGACTACCTACGGTAACATTAATCGAACTACCTACACATGGTGGAAATCGAAAGTGTACGCTGCTGGTTCTGTCAATCCTACAAGACAAAACGTCTTACAATACATTTCAGGAACTGTGAAGAACGGTGCTGAAGTGCCTACGTTTGGTGTTTGTGGTTTTGGTACATGGACATTGTTAGCACAAGACTATGTTGGTCAAGAACAGTACGTTATTACTCCAGGAAACGGTTTTGATGGTGATGCAAATGGACCATCTGCTGCTTTCAGAGCATTAATGGTTGCTGGTGTTCCTATTTATCCTGATCCGTATTGCCCAGAAGGTACTGTGTATTTTGTTAACAGTAACTACTTGAGCTTGTACATCCACGATCAAGGTTCGTTTGTGTTTACTGGTTTTGAGTCTACACTTCCTAACTGGCAAATCGGTTATGTTGGCGCAGTTTTAATGATTGCCGAATTGGTAAGCGTTAAACCTAAGTCCATGACACGGGTTTCAGGTTATAACTCTATTTCTTTATAAGGAGAATAAACCATGGCACTCGGAATGAATAAAATCCTGATTTCAGGTACATCTGCTAATACGCCAGGTGCGTATCTTCAGTATGCTAACGTAACTGTTGCTAATACAACAGCCGTTCTAACTGCTGGTACATACCTCATGTTCCCAACTGCAAACGTTACTGTTGAAGCTGTTTCAGCTTACAACGCTACAACGTCTACTGCAACTTGGTCAACATGGATTGCGAATAACACAGGTGGAGTAGTGATTTCAGATGGTGTTAACGTCAGACTCAACGCTGCGTTCCAGACATCTAATGTAACTCTATTGACTGTAAACGGTGGACAAGCTGTTTCTGGCACTTTTAACAGTTAAGGGGAACAACAATGGCTAATTCAGATGCAGTAGGTCAGTTAAACCTAGATAGCTTTGCTACTGGAAGAATTGGGTTTGCAAGAGGCGTTAGTTTAGCAACTGCTGGATTAGCCTCTGTTTCAATTCCTTTATGTTCAGGTGGTTTAACTAACGGTGGTGCAGTCGCCAATTCTGGTAGCGTCATTATTCGTCAAATAACACTCAGCAATCCTAATGCAAGCGCAACAACAGCAAACATTTCGATTTCTTTGCGTTCTACGGGTAATGTAGCTACAGGAAATGTGATTGTTTCTAACGTGATTACTACACAATTAACTACAACAGGTACTTGGATTAATCTAAATATTGCAGAACCGTATTTAACTAACACCGCAGTAAGTGGTGCTACGACTTCTGCTTTATTTTTAAATATTAATACGGCTGTTGCAGCTACTTGCGATATATCAGTTTTTGGAAACGTAGTGAGTTTCTAATGACTGTGATTTATGTTACAAACCGATCTGACAAAAAGCTAAAAGATGGACTCGGTGGTGTTTTTTATAGTTTTCCAAAAGACACTACTGTAGAGATTCCTGAAGAAGTGGCTCGTCATATTTTTGGTTATGGTATCGAAGATAAAGAAGTTTACTTGGCTCGGTTGGGCTGGTGTCGAACTTCCAACGATTTAGAGGATGCTTTAAAGATTCTTGATCAATGGGAGATTAGTACCCAACCGCCAAAAAAAGACCAATCGTTATCCCCGTTGGTGGAAAAAGTACCCCTACCTGCTAAACGGCAGGTTCGGGGAAACATCCTTAAAATAGCGTCATAAATGATGGAAATTAAATGGCAACTTTGTCAAGTTACCTCACAGCAGTACGTAGATTGTTACATGATGCTAATGCCAATTTTTATACGGATCAGCAACTAACTGACAACATTAATTCTGCTCGTGAGCGTGTAGTAAGAGATACTGGCGCATTGCGAGAAATCGTTGTTGCTCAAGTACCATGTCAAGTTGCGCCTTCAGCAACGATTAATTCAGCATCACCAGCGTATCCAACAGCGTGGGTGGCAGATACAGCCGTCACCGCTAATACGTTTGTGTTTAGCAATATATTTATTTACCAGTACATTACAAGTGGTACGTCAGGTTCTACTGCGCCACCTTACCCTGGTAACAATACCAATAACTATAGTAACTATCCACCAAGTACAGCTTTTGCTGATGGTTCGGCTACGTTGCAATATGTGGGTAACTGTGAGAATATTTCCTATGATGCGTTAACTAATCTGATGGGAACTGCACCGTTATCACAAACATCTGGCAATACTGTTTTAGATATTGTGAACATTAACCTGTATTGGGGTAACTCACGATTAGCTATGCAGTATTTACCATGGTCAGACTTTAGTGCTAAGTTACGGTATTGGCAAAATTACATTGGTCAACCATTAGCATTTAGCGTATATGGTCAAGGACAGATATATATTGGACCAGTACCAGATCAAAGTTATCAGGTAGAAATAGATTGCGTAGTCTTACCTAATGCGTTGCAACTCAGTACACCAACAGTTAATGACACGATTAATGATCCGTACAATACGGCTGTACAATTTTACGCAGCGTATCTTGCTAAGTTTTATGAGCAAAGTTTTGGCGAATCAGAAATCTTTAAACAAGAATATAACAAACACGTAAGTAGCATACTTAATTCTGTTTACACTAGAAGATTGCCTAGTGCCTATTCTGGTGGTATGTAACCATGGCAGCAGCAGAACAGAAAAAGTCCTACCAAGTAGTTAAGCAGTTTAAAGGACTGAATACTAAAGCTAACCGTACATCTATTGATGAGTCGGAACTTTACTGGTTAGAGAACATTCAACCGATTGGTTTTGGTAATTTAAAAGTTATTCCTAACTATTCGCAAGTTTATGATAGTGGTAACACAGCCGTTACTTTTACTAGTACGGTATATCTGTATTCTATTAACATTGGTATTACTGATTACATTGTTTCTTTTAATGCTAACGGTAGCGCGCAATACTTTGATGTTATTAATAATATTAAAGGAACAATAGCATCCGCAGGAACTTTCTCCTCATCTGGAGTGCAAGTATCTCAATGGAATAATGAGTTTATGATGATTATTGACCCAAATAACGGGTTATTTTCATGGAATGGAGTTAGTTTAATTCCTATAGGCTCTTTAGGCGTTGTTGCTATTAGTAATGGTGGTTCTGGTTACAACATAGCACCGTCTGTAGTCATTTCAGCACCCAATTATGCCAATGGTATACAAGCTAATGCTACAGCTACCTTAACAACAGGTGGCAATAGCGTATCTTTTATTTCATTAACTAACGCTGGTACAGGTTATAACACCACACCAACAGTTACGATTACAAGTGCCAATGGTGCTGGTAATAATGCTACGGCAGTAGCGAGTTTACTGAATTTTAAGACAGGCACAGTTACTATTAACGTTATTAGTAGTGGAGCTGGCTATACTAGCGCACCAACAGTTAATATTAGTGGCGGTGGAGGGACAAACGCTGCTGGCACAGCCATTGTTTTAGGCAACGTAGTTACGCAAGTGGTAATGACCAACTTTGGTAGTGGTTATACCAATTCTGCTAACTTAGTAGTTTCCCTAAGTGGTGGTGGATTTACGAACGCTGCTACGATTACAGCCACAATTAATAATACACCTAATACTGCAATTGCTACTTTTAGTGGTAGATTGTGGATAGCTCAAGGTAGAACAGTTTACTATAGCGCAGCAGGGTCATATTCTGACTTTACAAGTGTATCTGCTGGTGCAATCACCTTAACAGACTCTACTTTGCACGGTAACATCACGCAACTCTTATCTGCTAACAACTTTTTGTATGTTTTTGGCGATGATTCAATTAATGTGTTTTCAGATGTTCGGGTGCAGACCGATGGTACAACTTTATTTACAAATACCAACGTTTCAGCCTCTGTAGGCTCTAAAAGACCATACACTATCTTTCCATACTTCCGTTCTGTACTGTTTATGAACGATTACGGGATGTATGCCTTGGTTGGATCAACTACTAGTAAGTTATCAGACAGTTTGGATGGTATTTTTCCTAATATTGACTTTAATTACCCTGTATATGCCAGTCAAGTGCTAATTAATAACATTTTATGTGCTTGTTTTAACTTTAGATACTATGATGCGGTGTTTACGCAGAGTAATCGGTATATCCAAGCCGTATTCTTTGAAAAAAAATGGTTTTTAACTAGTCAAGGCAATAATACGGACTATATTACTTCTGTACCAATTGGAGGTAAAATCACCATGTACGGTACATCAGCCAATAGTCTGATTAAGTTATATACCGATGGTGCTAATGCAATTACTAGTAGAATTCAGACTGCTTTAATGCCCATGGGTGACCCCATACGGACAAAACAAGCATTAAAATTAGCCATAGAAGCAACAAATAGCAACAACACCATTGATTTAACTGCTACCATAGATAGTGAGGTTGGTTCTAATCCAGTAAACGCCTTAACCAGTTTAATTGATTGGACTAATAACAATTTTGACATTATTTTGTGGAAAAACAACAGCAATGTAACTATTGGTTGGGATACAGTTGGATACCAATTATTTAAGTCAGACGCATCGCAGTACGGCAAATACTTAGGTAGCACAGTAACATCAAACAGCGCAGGCTTTGTTTATAACGGATTTGAATTTGAACATGAATTGAGAGTGAGGTTCTAATATGACTGTCCCATACACCTTTGGCACGGCAACAACATCTATACCCTTATCGAATTTAGATGCTAACTTTAACACACCCATTACGTTGGGTAATACATCTATTTACCTAGGGAATACCACTACTACTATTGGTAATCTAACATTAACTAATGTAACCATATCTAGTGGTACTGCAAATATTACTTCTAATATAACTTATACAACGGCTAATGCGGTTGTTTATACCAACGCTAGTAGTATTGGAACGACCAATTCAAACTTAACATGGAATGGAACTAATTTTGGTATAGGCACTAGTAGTCCAGCCACAAAATTAGATGTTGTTGGTGGAGGCACATTTACAGGTTCAGCAGCCACCGCTACAAATGGTATAACACTTGGCGGAACAACCACTAATTGGAATCGTGTTTATATTAGTAACACAACTGGTGATGCGTATATTGGTGTTGATAATTCAACTGGTGGAGGTATTGGAACTTTACCTTACGCTGCTGTTTTTGGGACTACAACAGGAACAACTGCTCTACAATTAGTAACGGCTGGAACTGCAAAATTAACAATTCTTACTGGTGGTAATGTAGGTATAGGTACAAGTTCACCTGGCAAAAAATTAGATATTTTAGATTCAGCAGCTACCAGCACAACTCCTTTTGCAAATCAAATTTTTCAGTTAAGGTCAAATGGTTCAGGCGCAGATGCAACGATTCAGTTTACCGATTCTGTAACCTATAACTCATATTTTGGTGCTGGTGGTGGTAACTTTTATTGGAATACTACAGGCGCAGAACGGATGCGTATTGACTCTAGCGGTAATGTAGGTATAGGTACTACAGTAAATAATGTATTTGACCAAGTTGGTGGTGCAAGACCTTTATTAGTACAAAAATCAGATACAAGTACAACTATTGGTGGAAGTACAGCATCTATTACTATTTCTAATGGTGCTACTACAACTAGCAATACTGCACAATTAAATTTTGCTGCAATTACTGGAGCATCTACAAGCCAATATTCATCAGCCGTTATTTCTGCTATCTTTGGTGCAAGAACAAATGGGCAATATCCAACAGGTGAATTAGCTTTTTTAACATCAAGTACATTAAATGCTGCGCCAACAGAAAAAATGCGTATTACATCTGCTGGCGGATTACTCGTAAACACTACTAGCCAAACTGGTTCTACAAGATTAGTTGTTTCTGATGCAACAGGTAATGGTCAAATTAGGGCAATTCATTCAACTGGTTTAGGTTTAAACATTAACCAAGCATCTGCTTCAGGTGCGGCATTTATTCAACAGCAAGACAATGCTGATTTAGGTTTTTCTACAAACAATACAGAACGGATGCGTATTGACTCTAGTGGTAATGTAATGGTTACTTCTGTTGCTAATCTTGGTTACGGAACAGGTTCAGGTGGTACTGTTACACAAGGAACAAGCCGAACAACCGCAGTTACAATAAATAAACCGACAGGTGCAATTACAATGTTTACCGCAGTTGGTAGCCCAACAATAAATAGTTTTTTTGTTAATAATTCACTTGTTACCGCAAAAGACAATATCATTCTTAATACACAAATAACTGGCGCATCCAACAATTACATAGTTTCAGCAATTGTGCAAGCCGCTGGTTTTTATGTGCTTTATCAAACAACTGGTGGAGTAGCATCAGATACACCAATAATTAACTTTTCTATTATTAAAGGAGCCACAACATGATATATTTAGCCGCAATATGTCACGACATTAAATCAAACACTTTGGAAGCAACATGGTTAGAGGAAGTGTTTAACGATAACAACGACCTTATAGAATTAAAGCGTGTTAAATGTCGTAACTATAGTGCAGACCAAAAAGATGAATTTATTATTGACTGTGGTGCGGATAGTCAAAAGTATTTAACTTTAGCAAATTGGTAAACATAACAAACATACTAGAATTTAAAAAGGAAAATAAATAATGGTAAATGTTTACACATGGATTATCACAGCAATGGATTGCTCTACAACAGAGACTAATCCTGATACTGTAATCACAGCACATTGGACTTGTAGTGGTACAGATGGCACATATAACGCCTCTGTCTACTCTACTTGTTCATTTCAACCACCTGAAGGTACATTCACACCTTACGCAGACTTAACGCAAGAACAAGTCTTAGGATGGTGTTGGGCTAATGGTGTAGATAAAGATGCAACAGAAGCGGCTGTAGGAAATCAGTTAACTAACTTAGTTAACCCTCCTGTAGTAACACCTCCATTACCGTGGATAGCGTAACAATTTTTTAACAACCGAAGGGGATAACCGTGATTAAATTAGAATTGACAATAGAAGAAGTAAATTTTGCTTTACAAGTTTTAGGTGAATTACCGACTAAATCAGGTGCTTGGGTTCTACTGAAAAAGATTAAAGAACAGGCTGATCCACAAGTACCTAAACAAGAGGAAACCGTGCAATGAGTGTCAATGCTCCCTTTACTGTAACTGGTAACACGATTGTGATTACCGCCACTACTCCAGCTCCTGCTGCTACACAGGCTGTGTCTACAACGTTGGGTGGTAACCAATATCGTATCCTGAATACAGGAACAGTTACAGCTTTTTTAGGTTTTGGAGCTAATGCAACCATCGCTGCTACAGGTGCAAATACACCAACGGGAACTGTAGCTAATTGTTTACCTCTGTTGCCAGGCACAGATGAAATACTGACATTTGTTCCTAATGCGTATTTCTCTGCTAATGCTACATCAAGTACAACTATCTACATCACTCCTGGGGATGGAAGTTAAATGTTAAAGACAGTTTCATCTATTTCCAATGCTCTCGGTTCTTTAAACTATAAAGGAACGTGGGATGCTTCAAGCAATACTCCGACGTTAGTATCAAGCGTTGGAACTAAAGGAGACTATTACGTTGTATCCGTAGCAGGGTCAACCAACTTAAACGGAGTTACTCTTTGGGGTGTTGGTGATTGGGCAGTATTTAACGGTTCTGTTTGGCAAAAAGTAGATGGGGGAGACACAACCAACATTACTACATTAACTGTTACTAGCTTAACAGGCTATATGTATGCCAACAATACAAGTCCAGTTACAGCCTCAGTTACTATTCCTAATAATGGTTTAGCAAATAGCAACGTTATTATTGGTAATACAACTATTTCTTTAGGTGGCACAACAGCCAACCTTGGTAACATTACTATTGCAAATGTCACAATTATTAGTGGTTCTGCTACTTTAACGTATGCAAACGTAGTCACAGCAATACGAACACAAGCGTTAACTGGTTATTTATATGGCAATGCCAACACAGGTAACGTATCTGCATCAACCACAATTCCTCAAGCAGCGTTAGCAAATAGCACGTTAACTTTAGGAAATACAACATTAACACTCGGTGCAACGACAACTTCTGTAGGTAATTTAACTTTAGCTAATGCAAATATTTCAGCTACCACGGCAGCGTCAGCTACTTTTGCTACATCTAGTTTGCCATTAGTGCCAGCAGGATATATCTCAATTCTCTTGAACGGAACTACCGTCAAGATACCTTATTATGCGGTGTAAACATGGAAAATACAGCATTTCTAATTGATGAAACAAGAGCAAAACTCAATACACATGAAGCGGTGTGTGAATTGCGTTATGAATCTATTTGCGCTCGGTTAAAAAGAATTGAAACT